AGTCGCAGTGACCACGTAAGCGATGGACGAATTACTGATGACGGCCCCAACTGCATACGCCGTCGAATTGGCGCGCGCAGTCGCTTTGATCGTCAGGCCGCTGAACGACGTGATCGCGCGATGCCCCTCGGGATAGCTTGAGCTAACGCCGAGATACCACGAGCCACCGCGACGCGCGCCGCGCAGCAATTCATCACCGGAGGCAACTGCCGTTGCGCTGGTCGTATTTTCCTCTATCTGCGAGCCCGTGAAGAGCGCGTAGTTTTCCAAGGTCATGCTCATGATGTTGAGCTTGATCGTGGTCGTGATGCTTTTCGTGCGGCTCAGCAGAGTTTCGAAATTGCCGCTGCGCGCCTCGGGAACGGTAGCGGTTTCAATGGCGCGCGACAGGGTTACGCTCGGGACGTTGCCGGGGTCGAATGCGCCTAGCGGGCCGGTTGCGTCGCGCGGTGCGATGGTGACGACGCCGCCCGCGTGAATGAGATTGCTGGTGATTGCAACGACTGGAAGTGCTGCGCTCGAAGTTGACATAGTAAATCCTCAGACTGGTACGGTGGACGGGTCGCCGTAGCGCTCCCGGTAATTCGCGCGCAGCGTGACGCGCAACCCGATCCAGCCGGATTCGACTAGATCGGTAATGGTTACTGTCTCTACGATTACGATTGAGCCAAGGCGCGCTCCTTCGTACAGCAGGCGCATGTTTTCGGGCTGCAGTGCTTTGACTAAATCCAGGTCGAGTAATTCAAGCTGATCGGTTTCGGTGCCGACAACGCGCTTTACCAGCGCATCAATTCCAACGGTCATTGCGACCGGATATTCACGATTACCAATTGAAGGCGTGCGCTGTTTTTCTGGCGAGTAAACCAGCGTCACTTGATCGCCCAACTCTGGCGGGGTGAAGAACGCGGGAGATTGAATCTGAACATCAGCGCCTGCCTCGGTCGCATATCCAGCAGACGTGCGGACAGCAGTAACCAGCGCGGCAACTGCGCGCAAAACCTTTTGCCCGTGGGTCATTGCCCCTCGCTTCTAACCGGAGTTACTGACCATCGCACATTGCTGCCGTCTTGATCGACTTGCGCCAGCAATTGCAGAGTTTCGCCCGTGTCGTTCAAATAGACGGTTTCGCCAGAGATTGCCTCGACCTCGGCACGCAGCAATACAATCTCCCTCTTGCGCACGCCAACATTCACCGGACCTTCGGTGTAAATGTCAGGCGATATGTCGTCATGCAGGATCGTCACCGGCGTCGCGATTCCGTCGCGCGTGCGGTGAATGCCAGTTTCGCCAGAGCCGTCGTCTGCAAATGCCGCGAACATTTCTGCGTCAATTGCGCGGAGCGTGGCGCGGCTCATTAGACCGCCGTCCCGCTAACAATCCCAGCATTCAGCGCCAGCCTGTAGAGCGCACCCCTGACCGTCGCGTATTCTTCAGCGGTCAGCAGTGGCGTGCCATCAGGAGCATAGGTTGAGCATGACCGCGATGACGTGCCTACCATCTCGCCAGTTGCTGTTATGTTGGCGAATGTGATCGTGAGCAACTGACCTGGAAGGTTAACAGCGAATCCGACAACTTCCTTTTTCGTAACTGCAGGACCAGTCTCGGGGTTGTCTAAAATGATTGGCATGGCTGGCCTCAAGAAACGTGGACGATAGTGATCATGGCATCTGCCTTCATCGTCGTTGCAGCGATTCCAACGAACTGTGGATAGATGCCGCCACGAGTGGTATCTGCGAGCACAGAGACCGCGACCGTAGTTAGCGCGGGATCTGCTCCAGCATCACAGCCAAACGTGCGAATGGTGTTCGTTCCGACGATTGCGGTCGACGCCGCGTTAGCTCCGCGCTTTGCGGTGCCGCATATCTCAGCGCTTCCGCTATCGCCCGCCGATGTGCGCCATGAAATTCTAACTTCAAATGTTATGGTCGAGTTATTCAGCAACGGAAGCACATTTGTTGCAGATGCTGCCGCGCCATCCGATGTCATTGCGGTTGGCGTCGCATTTGTGGTGGAACACTGCACATGCAGGTCCATCCACTGTCGCGCGCCCGTGCTGCCGCCCCAGTTAGAGCAATGACTGCGAGCGCCTTGGATTGCTCGTGTAGACGATCCGTATCCGGTAGCTACACCAAATGCTCCAGACGATGCGTTGCTGTAGCCGAGGCTTACGCTATGCCAGCCGGATGCAGTCGAGTTTTCGCCGATTGCAATCGCACCGGCATATGATGCAATTGCGACGTTTCCGATAGCAATTGATTGCGCGCCCTGCGCCTGAGATTGCTGGCCGAGGGCTACGGATGATAGGCCGCTCGCGGTGCATGAGTTGCCAGACGCTAGCGAGTAGTTGCCGGATGAGGTGTTGTTGTACCCGCCTAGCGCTGCCGAATATGTACCAGATGCAGTATTTGCATTGCCGCCAGATATCGCATATATGGCGCTTGAAACATTCTGAGCCCCACCGATGCACGCTGAATAGTTGGCACTTGCCTTATTGCCGTTTCCTCCAATTATTGACGAGTATTGACCGGAGGCAACATCGGCCGCAGCGAGCCTAGATAACTGCAAATCAACCGCATATATTCCGCGCTTGTTGCCGCCAGACGTTGCGTTGTTCGCAATACTGAGCGCGAATGACCCAGTGCCTTTTGGCCCAATTGCAGCGTCAACATTCGTTGCACCGTCCGATACCGTAAGCGAGATAACCGGAACGGTTGCGTTCGGCGTCGCGGTTGATTTGGCGTCAGCCCAGTACAGCCCGCCACCACTGCTAGGCGTCTGCCAAGTCGCCGCAGTCGTGCTCGTTGCCGTCAATACCTGCCCAGAACTCGGTGCAGTTGCCGATGAAATGCTGACCACAGTGGACGCCGTGCGCAACCCGGATGCGGTGCGATCGTCGGTGCCCTGCGCTGCGGTCGCATAGTCGGTTGCCGCCGTGGTCGCCGCCGTGCCCAGTCCGAGCGTTGTACGCGCTGCGGATGCGCTCGCATCGTCAACCAGCGTGGCACCGAACGCACTGATACCGTGCGCAGTCGTGACTGCGTTGTGAGTCGATACCGCGCCGGATGCCTCGAATGCACCGCTGGCCTGCGTCGCTGCGGTTCCAAGACCCAGCGTAGTGCGCTGAGCCGCCGCATCAGCATCGTCCAGCAGCGCAGCTCCTGCAGCAGTTATGCCATGCGCCCCGGTTGTCAGTGCGCTGTGCGTGCTGACTGCTGACGTGGCGAAAGCCCGATCGCCATGCGGGTCAGTCGCGCCCGCATGTGTGCTGACCGCGCTGCCTACGAATGCGGTCGTGGCGATCTGCGTTGTGCTCGTGCCACTCGTTGCCGTTGGCGCAGCGGGCGTGCCGGTGAGCGTAGGCGATGCCGTCGGCGCCTTGAGATCCAGTGCCGATTGCAGGTCCGTCTGTGCGCTGAGCGTACCTGTGATACCGCCCCAGGCTGCAGCGCCACCGCCGCCACCAGGGCTGTATTCCTCGCCGAGAATGTTCAGCTGCGCCTGAGCGCGCCCAGATGGGCCCAAATCCTGAGCGGCATCAAAGCGGGTGTACCGCGCGTCGCCGGACGGCATCAACTCAGACGGCGTAACGTCTGCCGGACGCGTTGGCGTGCCGTAGACGATCGCGGTCCCGGCGTGCGTCGTAATCGAGTCCTCTGCGTCGGACTCGCTGTAGCTGTGAACGTCGTAGACCCATTCGACGCGCCGAGCATTGACCGGCCATGCCTGTACGATGCTGGCGCCAATAGTTACCGCGATACCGCCATCGACAAATTCAAGCAGCCGATTAGCTGGCCCATCAGAACTCAGGATGCAGATGACTGTCGGCGCAGCGGTCGCGTCCCGAATGTGCGCAACAAGTTTGCGCCCGGCAGTTTCCAGCCCAGTCGCAGGCAATACCTGATAGACCGACTGTCCCTGGCGGATAATCAGATTGACGGGCTCTGTCACGGGCGCACCTTGCTATGGCCGCGCGATGCGCAGCCTGGAATTTGTGGCCCGGATGAATCCGGGCCGTGGTCTTACGGAGTTGTCAGCTTTATTACCGCGTTAGCGCGCGTATTCAGGTTGAGCGGGTTGCTCTGAGCCTGGATGTCGATGCCGATACCAAAATCCATTTCCATCGACTTCGCGTAGTACGGCAAACCCGTCGTGTTTACCGTTTCATTGTACGGCGCTGGCGCGAATCGAGTGATGAACATATCTGGCACGCCAACTGGGAATGCGTACGCGTGCTTGGTGCTGATAGCAACAGAACTATTGCCGCGATACCGCTGAAAACGCAGGTCGCCAAAATCGAATGACCCAAGCAAACCCTGTGTCAACTCGCGGGCGAATGGCGTATTAAGCAGGTACTTCTCGACCTCGGCGTGATTAATCAGATCCTTCCAGAACGCCTGACCGCACAACACATGGATTCGGTCATAGGGAACGCCGCCAAGTTGGTCTTCAATGGCTACCTGGACGTCAAGGCACTTGCCCTTGACCTTGGTCGTAGTGGTGCTGAGCAAGAAATCAATCGTCTGCTGCGTAGTCCCGTAGATCGAGAACAGGCTATTAGACGCGCCAGCCGCGTCAATGTAGGTGCCTTGCAAGCTAAGCAGCCTGTGATATTCGATGGTGTAGTCAATCTGCCGGCGCATCTTCATCAGATGTTTGTCGCGCTGAGTGTTAACTGTGCGCGCATTGCCTTCGCTTCCGAATTCGCGCACACCTTGAACCGAGTCGGCGAGAATTGACGCCCGTTCCGGCAAGTGCGGAATTGTCCACGGGTAAACTTTCGGCTTTTCGACGGTGACAACTTGCCCCGGAGCGTTGCGCGCACGGACAGAAACTAGTCCTATTACTTTGTTGATCTCTTCGGTGAGAGCAACAAGATTCGGCGTACCTTCCTCCTGGAACAAGCCAAGCTCGGCCAGCAGCGTCGGGGTATACAGGTCTTCGTGGTTAATGGCGGCCGTCAGGCTTTGCAGGCTGAAGGCGTCTGGGTCGAACACATTCCAAACAGACATTTGAGTCTCCTTAAAGCCTGCGTTTGCGAGGCCGTAAACAAAAAAGCCGCCCGAAGGCGGCACTTGGCACTATGAGTCGGAAGGTCAGCGGACTTGAATACCGCAATTGGCTGACAGTTGGCTTGCCGCAACCAACTTTGATGCCGCATCAACTGTTGCGGCCCATGTGAGTAATGAGCTTTTAACCTCTGCGTCGCGAGCAATAACGGCGCAGGCGGAATCGGCAAGGCTTGCGTCAATAGCTCCGCAGAGCACGCCAGCCGGAACGTTTCGCCCGTCGTAAGTGAGCGGCGTATATGCTGCGTACTTGCCAGAGCCAGCGGTAACGATGATGTTGAAATAGTCGCCGCTGCTCATGGTGCCGCCGTTCGCCAGCGTGAAGTTCACGTGACTACTGGCGTAGGCCGTCGCGACATTGCCGCCAGCAAGCAGGCTTCCGTCTGGGGCGCGTACGGTAAAAGCGGCAGTTGCCGAAGTGGCAGTAAGTTGCACGCGATACGTTCCGACTTGCGCGTCAGGACCAAGCGACATGCCTGAAACAACGCCAGTTCCAGTGCCCACCAATACCGGAGTTCCGGCAGCAGTTACGGTTACTGTGTACGCGTCTCCAATCGTCATCGTGCCGCCGTTGGCGACGGAAAACGACAAGTGACTGGATACGTAAGGCGTTCCAACTATGCCGTTTGCGAGCGCAACACCATCGGGACCAACTACCGAAAATGCCGCTGTGGAGCTGGTCGCAAGCAATGTGATGACGTACGCTCCGGCCTGGACGGCCGGCCCGAACGACAATGCCGACATAAGACCAGTGCCAGTACCAACAATGGTCGGGATCGGCGCTGCCGCCTGAACCCTTGATACCTTGCCAAGCACAGTGCCTGCTGCAAGGTCTTGCCCAGAGAGCAGAGTTCCAGATTCGCGCGAACGCTGGCCCGGAGCTTCCGACAGCAGGAACTCCAGGGTTTGATTGCCTTCAGTTAGTGACATGGAATTTCTCCTGTTGTCTGCCGCTGGTTAAGTGCCGGTGCCCGCTGCGGCAGCGCGGCGGCGAGATTTGTAGACGTTATTGGCACTAAGTCCGCCAGTAGAAGCGGGCTTGTGCGGGCAACTTGTTATCAACTCAGGCCCATCCTCACGTTGAACGGCCATCAACTGCGCCCGCGCCGTTTCGACGCTGACGCCCCTGGCTGCATAGTTCGCCGCCTCGTCTGGCAATCCAGCCGCGAAACAAATGGCGGTCAGCTCGCGAGCCGTTGCGATTCGATCGGCTGCATTTTCTGGAGTGACCCCGGCAGACGGCGCAAGTAGCGCGGCAGTCATCGGCGCCGGTAGTCCGGCAGACGCCAGCAGATCAGCGACGGCGCCGCGTGCGATGCGTGCGCGATCATCGTCGGATAGTGTGGGCGCCTGCATTTGAGGTGCCTGCTCGATTGGAGCGACCGCCTCAGGCTCGTTTTCCGGATCGGCGACCGGCTGCAACTCTTCGTCATCGTCGCCCATCGTCAGCACAAGCGCGCCGACCTCATCGGCCAGACCGGCAGCGATGGCAGCGGGGCCGAAATAGCAGCCGGCTTGCATGGCGCGGATTTCATCGACGCTCAGCGCCGGACGGGCCGCAGAAACGTGCGCGAAGAAGATTTCGCCGAGGCGGTTGATCTCGTCTTGCATCTCAGCCTTTGCGCGATCGGAGATCGGCGCAGTCGGCGACAGGTCAGCCTTTTTCTCGCCGCTCGTGATAAGCGTGTAACGGATGCCGGCAGCGTCCAACATGCGGCTGTAGTCGACGTGGGTGCCAATGACGCCAACGGAGCCGACGCCTGCAGTCTGCGTGATTACGACTCGCGTAGCCGAGCATGCGAGTGCATAGCCGGCGCTGTAGCCGGCGTCATTGACGTAGGCCGTGATCGGCTTGGATGCGCGCGCCGCGATGATTCTGGCTGCGCATTCAAAGCAGCCCTGAACGCGGCCGCCTGCGCTGTCGATGTCAAGGACAATTTGAGTTACCCCGGCATCAGCCGCCAGCATTTCGACGGCCGCTCCGATCATGTCGTATGCGGCGCCACCGAACCACCACGTATAGATGTCGTAGCGCGGGAACAACGGGCCGTGAATCTGCACATAGCCGACGCCATCAACGATGCTGATCAGGTGTTCCGGTTTCGACCCTTCGGGCAACCAGTCGCCTGCCTCGCGGTACGCCTGCGAGCTCATGGTTTCGGCCGCCGAGATCATGGCAGCCAGCGCCGAATAGCTCATCAGCATGGGCCGGTTTGCGACCTGATCGAGTAGCGCGGCCGATGTCACTACCGGCGCACCGGATTTGCCGGCGCCGAATAGGCGAGAGAAAATGCTCATTGGTTGTTGTCCTGTGGCGCCATCGGCGCTTGATTGGTCGCGTTGCGTCCGTCTGACGTGTAGCTCAGGCCAAGCGCGTCTGCGCGCGCATTGTCTGCGGCCTGCTCTGCGTCGATCTCGTGCGGATCCTCTCCGCGACGTAGCACCAGCCGCGTGCGGGTCGTGAATCCAGCAGCAACCGCCTGCTCGTCGGCGGTAACGTCTTGGACCGGGTGCGAGTACGGCCAGCCCTCCGGCATCCACAGCGTCTGGCGATACCAGTTCGGACGCGTCGCATAGTCGGGCACACTGAGCGCACCAGCCAACACGGCTTGGTCCCACCATGCATTGCGGATGCGCTGGCAAAACTGCGGGATGAAGTAGCTCCAAAGGTCCATTTCGATGAGCCGATGGAACTCAAGCAGGATTAGTTTCAAGGCGCGGTCGGATACGTCGCGCAGGTCTCCGGTCAACACCTCGACAGGTACACCGACGCGCGCAGCAACTGCCATCAGGCCAACGCGGACGAACTCTGGATAATCGGTGCCTGCATTCGGTGGCGTGCTGAATGAGGCTTTCACTCCATCCGGCAACTCTGTCATTGTGCCGGGCTCAAGCCCGACTATCGGCGTACCGTCTACGTCATCCCCGGTAACGCCCTCGTTTAGTACGTTGTCCGTGCCCGGTTTCGTGCGCTCAAGGAATCCAGCAAAAAGATTTCCGATCTTGATGCGCTCGGTGATGTTGTCGTTTATCCGGTCCAGGTTGTATAGCTGGACCGCAACGCCCGCCAACTCGCTGATTCCGCGCAACTGGCCTGATCGCATCGGGCGGAATACGTGAATGATCTGGTCGGCAGGAATGCGGACTAGTTCGCCTCCGTTGATCGTCGTCATGTGCGCGGCATCGCCCGGATGCGCGCGGTACATCCAATACGCGACGCGCTTACCGATGCCGTTTAGCTCGATACCCTCGCGAATCTGATTGCCGTTGCTCGCGGTCGCGTAGTAGTTGCGCGGGCATTGCTCCGATTCGATCATCTGAATCTGCAGCGGCACCGGAAGGCCATCCTCAATTCGACGCGGACGGATGCGCGCGAAACACTCGCCGGCCTCTTTCCACTCGCGGACGCACAGCGCCTGCATTGCCTCGAAAATCAGGACGCCATCAGCATCGGCAACTTGGCACCACTCGCGCCAGCCTTGATCGCAAGCCGCGCGCAATTCGTCGGAGCCGTTGACTGCCTTGGCTTGTACTCCGGTTGCAATGGCATTTGATACGAAGCGATCAACCGCAGCGCCCGCCCACGGATTGTTTCGTACCAGATCACGACAGCGCGCAACAATCGAATCAGCAGACCCACCAATGTTCGGGCCGACCATCGGCGGGCGCCACGAACGCAAGCGCCGCCCTTGGCCGCTAGCCTGATATGCGGGCTGCGGTCCTGTCGATTCAGTCGCCATTAGTAGCCGGTTCCGGTTTGTTCGATGCGGAAGAATCGGCGTTTGCCGCTGCCGGATGCTGCTGCAATCTCGGCTCTAAGGTCTTCCATGTATGACTTTAGATCGCCTTTGTTTGCTGGCGTGTATTTTAAAGTTCTGCCCGCATAGTTCCTGAACTCAGCGTTCTGGCCAAGGTTCAGTTTGTGATAGACAATTTCCGCTTCGGCAAGCCATACAAGCCTTTTGGCAATTTCTTCTGGAGACAGTGTAGCCATTAGAGTTACGTCCCCAGGTAGTTGCTAGTAGACCGCCTCAGCGGCCTGCGTGTAGCGATTCGTTGAGGCTCGCCGCTACCGGCGAATACCTCGCTGTTCTTTTCCCACTCAGCCGCCCAGGCTGGCGGCGCGTGCCACGAAATCCGCTCGCCTTCCAGCCGCAGATAGGCGGCCTCCGCATACACGCACAGGTCCATTGATTCGTTCTTCGCCGCGTTGCTCGTCTTGCGCCAACCGGCCGACGTTCTAACCTCGGCGGTCAGTTCGCGGATGTGCGCATCATCCATCCATCGGGGCAGATGCCAGTAGCCGGGACCTGGCGTCTCGCGCTCCAGGTCGGCGGCTAGGGTGTCTTTCAATTCATTGACGTTGGCATAGCACACCGGCACATCGCCGGCAGAGCCGCTGTCGCGATCCTTCCGCCCGCGCGTGTCGGGGTATTGATCCGCCATCATGCGCGGCCCAGTATCGCGGCCCTTTATCAATCGGAACCGTCCATCCTTTCCTTCGCGCCGCAACTTGCGGTGAAACTCATACGCGCGATTGCTAACGCCATCCTCGCCGCCAGAATCACAGACCGTCAGCCTAACGCGCATCATTCGTCCGGAGCCGTCGCACAGCGGGTAACTGCGGTCAATGGCCTTTTCGATCAGTCGGCCCCAGTCCTCGACATAGCCGGCCGGGTCGATCGGCAGCGCCTTGCCATCCGCGCCGATTCGCTCCGACGACTTGAGCGCGAACCGATCGATAATCCAATGCTCGCGGTCGCGACCCCACCCGACAATCTGAATCACGAAACCGCGCCGCTTACCGGCTTGCACGTCTACCTGAGCCGTCAGGAATCGGACGCCGTAAGGCACTACGCCTTGTGGGATGTCTGCGCGTCTGCCTGCCATTGCGTCGATATCCGCTCGCCCGCGCATTGACGGCGGAATGAACGGCATTGCTTGATCAACATTCAGCGTAGTCTTTAGCGGCTTAACCTCACCTGCCCGCGCATATTGCGCTACCGCCTGGACGTACCGCTCGACCAGCGAACCCCACGACTGGTATGCGGCAGCGACGCCGCCGAGCCAGAATGATGGCACCCGCACATCTAATAGCTCGCCGGTAATGGTGCCATCGGCGTGCATTTTCTGGCCCTGACCTACCCACCGGCCAGCGCGCAGCATCTGCGATTTCCAGCGCTGCTCAATCTGTGCGCCGCACCCAAAGTGCGGGCACCAAATCGACTCATGCTTGAGTGCAATCGAGCGCGGGTCTTCCGTGCGCGTTAATTCCACCAACTCGTCAAACGACGGCAGCATAAATAGACCGATGCCCGGCGCCGCGCAAAATGGCTCGCGGCACTCCGGACACGGCCAGTAGTACATGCGCCGGTCGCCCATGTTGTATAGGCTGGCGATGCCTTCCGCTGGCGGCGCCTCATGTGGATGGCTCGGGCGCCATTGCGGATCTTCGTAATCCTTCGCCGGGCTTGACTCGGCAATGCAGAAACCAGATGACATATAGGTTTGCGTGCGCTTGAGCACGAGGCCCCATGTCTCGCTTAGCTTCATATCGCCGGTCGCGTTGTCCGCGTCCAGGATCATCGCGCGCCGCACATCTTTGCCGCTCGTCTGACCTAGCGACGGCCAGCCGAACCGGATATTCATCCCACTGCGAAACGTCTTTAGATAGACGTTATCGTCATGCGCTCGCGGGCTGATTCGTTTCGCCAACTCAGGCGAGCCATGAATCGCGCGCCGCATGCGCGTCTTGCTGTAATCCTCCGCATCGCCGA